TGTAATCATCATAAGCTGGATGGGCACGGTCTAAAAAAGTTTGATATTTAGGGTCCATAACTAAATCTCTTAACATTCCTTTATGTATAGGACGATCATAAAAAATCTTTTCTCCCTGAAACTCGGTTGCTTCTGGATTTAAAGTTACTTCTGGAGGATTATACTTATCCCTCCATTTTTCAAACTTTGGATCCTGCTTAGCCGCGAAGGCGTCCGCTTCAATTTCAAAAGGATTTCTATGATAGCCTACAACGTCATTAAGATTATCATATGCTTCTTCCAGTTTAGGCTCTGTAATCGCTTGAACTGTGTGGCCTAATTCGTGAAATCCTGTATTAGTAGTTGCATCTCCACGAAGGCCAATTTCTGAAAGTTTTGGATCTATTGGAGAAGTATTATTAATTCCTACTGCAAACCTTGCATCCCGAGCATTCATTGGCTTAATTTTAGTATTATGTGCCAGAGTCCTAGGATACCGTTCCAGCATGTAAGTTGCCCAATCGGGAAACCAATCAGGCATCTTACTTAAATTAATACCTTCTAACATCTTCTTAGAAGCCTGACGAAGTTTCGGAAGATTCTTACCTCCCCCGTAAGCAACGGCTACTCCCGGCCCAACAACATCTAGTAATCCGTTTCCAATTAATGCTCCAGCCTTACCCGCTCCAGTCTGAAGATACTTTTCCCCCTCCTCTTTTGGAGTGAAGGGTCCAACGTTGAGGAATCCCCCGGCAAATTCTGAAGCTGGATTAAGTGCGTAACGGTCAAGAAGATCGATTAACTTTCTTTTGAATGGACTAAGATTCTTTCTCTGCTCTTCTCGAATCTGTTCATCGGTTTTAGCAGGCGGTCCTCCTTTTGTCCGCGAAGCGGACGGGCCGACGAAGAAGGGAGATTTCTGAGCAGGCACCTTTAATTCGCCTTAGCAAACTGACTCTTTTTCCCTTTAGGAGTTTCCAGCAAGAATTTCTTGGCAACCTCTGGGGAGGGGCCAATCTTATGAAGATTCCCCTTCTTTCCCTTCTTAGCTGCCTGCATTAGCTTGAATTGTTCCTTAGATTTAATTGGCATCAGCGTCTCTTTTTCTTTTCGGATTTTAGCTCTATATCTCCGGGCTCTCGATACTTTCCAGGCATAATCTTACGGACTTCATCCCTAGCATGTTGTCTAGATTCGGGAGATTCTTTTAGACCATATCCGATGTAATGCTTGTTACCAATACCTTGAGTATCCGGGAGAAAAGTAGATAAATCCTTTCCGAGTTTTTTTCCATCAACGGAAGTCAACTCGGTAGATTTCTTCTCGGTTGGGCCGACTTTAAAGAGCGGCTTCTTCTTTTCCGGCATCCTCGCTCCTCTCGTCGCTCGGCTGATTTAGGCCTACTTGTTTCTCAAGATTCTCGATTGAATTCTTTGCCCGGATTATTTCTTCCATCTTGATCCTGTACTTTTTCTCAAGTTCCTGACGAATTACGGACCAAGGTTTATATTTCGACTGAATCGGCTGCTGAGTAAGTTCTTGAAGCGGCGCGCTCGCCACAGGCCGATTAATTTCCAGCAACTGTTGTAATATCCGGGATTTCTCAGCGCGCTCTTGCTCAACCATTAATCGTAAATGGTCACATGAGAGGCAAACTTTCGGCTCGTATTCCAATCGGAACAGTTTAAAAAGAAATTGCCAGAACATTATTTTTAATTCCTGGCGCGCGAAGCGCGACGATGATACCGAGAAACGCCGAAGGGTCTCACATCACTTTCAATCTTCTTCATCTGCATGTAGAAAGTTGTCATATCCTGATGTTTCTGAAAGTTTTGAATTACTGCTTCTCTTTTGTCGATAATGTCTAGAGTAACGGTTGCATTCTCGAAGTATTGATCTGCTGCGTCTACTAAGTATCTTACCGTATCATACGGATCATCATCTTCGAATTCTGCAACATCTTCCGCCTGTATCCCATCCTTCGCTTTTGCGTAGACGCAGGATTTAATTGCTGTGACTAGTAATACACATTCTTTAAATATTTGAAGTTTCGGAAGATTCGATTCCTTTTCTTCTTCTTCGAATAGTGAGAGATAAGCCTTGTATTCCGCTTCGCCTTTATTCCTTAAGATCCACTGCGAATACGGCTCATCGAATTCAACTCGATCCTTCTCTGGTATTACCTTCTGAGTGAATCTAAGGTATTCATGAAGTAGTTGTTTACCCGAGATTCTAGAGCCGGGAGAATGATTAGCCGTATCAACAGGACACTCAAGGGCATCCATAATCTGTTGAAGGATCGTATGCTCCTGTCCCCTATCCTGCGCGACCGACTTACAGAAAACTATTCGCTGCGGCTTCTCTTTCTCAATGTAATACTTAACTTCGGGTGCCCACTCCTCAATCTTCGTCCGCCTCCAAGCTAGCTCCCGGTAAACGTAAACTCGTTTAGTTGGTGCAATTGCTGCGAATAACACGTAGGTCATCGCTGCGAATCCCCAGTCACCGACTACAAGGCGGGGCCACCAATCAGGAATATCGAATGAATTGATTACATGCAGTGCATTCTCAGGTTCATCCGGATATCTTCTATCCCTGAATTCTTCGAATACTTGGCCTAGATAGGCATCGAACGATCCGTATAACTTCGCATTCTTTTCAGCTTCAGGTAATGCTGAAAGGGAATTCTTGTATTCCGGGTCGATATGAGGATTATCGGCCTGTGTTGCGTGGATGAAGATTCTCTTGATTCCACCCTTTCCAATAATAATCTTACTTCCTCGGGGCGCTGGATCAATGAATCTCTTTTTAACCCAACCATGTCCGATATTTCCTGGCATTCCGGCTGCCCTGATGATGGCCGGTAAGCTTTTATCTGAGGTCCTAACACGTTGAAAGGCTAGGTATTCATAGATCCATCGAGTGAAGGAAGTCAGCTCATCGGGGGAGAAAAGGTTAATTTCCATCGAGTCATACTTGTGAACGTCATCCTCATGTTCACAATGACCAAGATAGATTATCGCCCCCTGATTTCCTAATCCAGTTCCACCTGCCTGATCTGGCCTAGGGAATGTCCAAGCCATATCGGATTTATTGAACGATGCGCCAAATCTTCGATAAATCTCTCTTGAGCGCGGGACAATTTCATTCCTAAGCTCCGGAAATGTTCGACGCATAAACACTTGCTTGAATCTCGGGTGTTCATGCCATTTCCAAACAAGTGGATAATACAGAAGAACGTCTGATTTTCCACTTCCCGCCCCTCCTCCATAGAATGCCTCCTTGATAGTTAGAGGCAGGGCTAGAAAAGGTTCCTGCTTGACATTAGGACGCCAGCCTGCATCCTTTTCAAGTAGTTCTATTTCTTTTGCCATCGCTCACTGCAAGTTCTCTCACAGCACTCGCTGCGCGAGCCAAGAATCTCGAACACGCTAAGCAATAACGACAGTCTTAGCCGGAACGTTAGTTACAACAGTTGATGCCGCAGTGAGGGCAAACTGAAGTGGATTGGGATTGCCGAGGATAAAGAGTCTAACAACCATATCCACCCAGTTGTAGTCAATTGCATAAACGTTGGGAATAACCGCTGCAGTGACTACCATACCAGGGCCGGAGGGTGCAGTGATTGTGACAGCGAATACGTTGGTTAAAATCATTTTCCTTTTCCCTTCTTATCCTTTTTTCAGCGAAGAATTACTTGCAGAGCACGATTGTGTTAGCCCCGGCAGAACGAAGGAAGGCTCCCCCGCCCATACTTCCCGAAGTGAACGCGGTCCAAGTTGTTTGATCAAGCGATGTTTCTACCGCACCGGATGAAGTTACGAGGCAGAGTTGGGTTGGCAGAGCGTATATTGCATTCTGCTTCAATGTAACTGCCCGGCCCACCGGAAGTAACCATGCGAAGGATGCCATAACTTATCTCCCGTTCAGCGTCCGTTTCAGCGTCCGTTAAAATGAGCCAGTGCTGTTGCCTGATTCAACGCGCGATCGTAAATTGCTATATCTTGTAAATTGCCGGTAAAGTAACTTGAGGCTTCAGAGTCGAAGCCGATATTCCCATTTCGGGGTGGGGTTGGAGAAGCAGTTCTCAGGGCGGCGCCGGAGCCTCGTATAACTCCGTCGATAAAGATTGATAGTGTGGTATCTGTGAAGGAGAGGACTAAATGATGGAAGGTGCCGCCACCAACTGTTGCAGTGGCCTTAAAAAGGTTGGGAGTCTGATGTTGGGAGAAGGATCCTGGTGCGTTGGTATCAAGTGTTGCGCCGATGAGTAGGGATTTGACCGTCCCGGTTGAATCACCGTTCCGATTAGAGAAGATGGGGCGGTAGGTTTCAGTCGTGTAATTATGTTTAATCCAACACTCGAACGCGCCAAAGAGGGGAATGTCAATAACGGGGAGGGAAATAACACCCCAAACACCGTTGAAGAACATCGACTTACTTCCAGCACTAGCTCCCGGCGTGCCTAATTCGACTCCACTGTTAATACTTCCATTCCGTATTCCTACCAAGTCGTTCGCTGTGCTTCCATCTAATTCGTTAAGGGGCCAGTATGCTATTGGGCCTTCACTAATGATTAGGGATTGGTAGGCAGAAAGTCCTCCTCCCGCTAGGGATTTACCGAGGAGAATCTTTTTCTTCTTCAGTAACATCTAGTCCGTCTCTTTATCCCTAACGTCGATTACCTGGAAGGATTCTTCCGAGCGCGCTCGTGGAGCGTAAATATGAAACTGGGGTCCTTGACTTACTGACGCACCTTCAAAATCCTGCGTTACCTTCTCTAAAATGTGTGCCATTGATTTGGCAGCGTTAGGCAAGTCTTTTTGATCAAGACGTTCCGGGTCAAAAAGATCAAGCGAGGTCATCAACTTAGCAGTAGCCCGGTCTGCTATCCGATACTTCGCATGGTTGATGACTTCCCTAATCTTCTCGTTCTCTTTCCTTTGCGCCCGGTTAGTCCTGTCGTTCCCGTTCTTATTAATCGAGACTTCTGCCTGACTCGTCCCGTGAATTCTGGCGAGCTGAGTTTGGGGAACTCCCATTACTGCGGATTGAACTGCGATTAATTCTTTAGTTAACGAGTCAACTTTTTTATCCCCTGGCCGGCCCAGCTTCGCTGGAACAACTATTTCTGCTTCTTTTACATCAGCAGGAACTTCCGGGCGACGGATTAGGGGAATCTCGATAATGTCGTCGTCGTCAATTAAGAGTCTCATTTTTTAACTTTTTCAAAACGAAATAATGTTAGTTGAGTCTCGGGCACTCAAGGTAGTTTTTTCCAGTTTTTGCATTATAGACGAAGGAACGGGGGAAGTCAAGGATAAAGTTTTGGGGAATTTTGCCTTACTTGGGGGTGGAGCGGGGCCGGAGCCGGGGGCCGGGGAGAGGTTGACGGAGCCATTGCAATCGTGCTACAATCAACGAAAACGGGCCGAAACGTGTCTCAGGTCGTGCCCTAAAACGAACCGTTGCAATGGGAGAATCTTCTTTGACCAAATTGATCACACCGGCCACGAAGAAGTGCGAAGGCTGCGGTAAAGAGTTCGTGACGAGTAACTCTCTTAAGAAGTATCACAGTAGTAAATGCCAGGTTGATACGTGGATGAAGAAGAATCCTCGGATAAGGGAAAAGAATAAAGAGAATATGGGACCCTAACTTTATCCGTATGAGAAAAATAGAGGGCCAAGAGTGAGGTGGAGCCAGCAAAAATCGTGCCAACATGGGACCCAAAATGATGGCACATGGGGGTGACTGTAAGTTGTTGCAAACAAAGGAGTTAGCAGTTTACAAGCAAGTGTTATGCCAATGCACCTTCGTATTATGTTCGTTTCAATCGCGCGTTTGAATTACTTGGCATGGGGCTTGCTATAGCATAATCCGTGCCAAGAAATAAAACAACTGTTTGAAACGCGCGATTTGGCACGCCCCTTGCTAATGCAAGAAGCGGACCAACTAACAATTAGTCACGGTTTATGAGACAAAGCAGACTAATGTTTGAAAATCGGTAGACTCTCACAGCCGACCATGCGAAAACACTAAGGATTTTGCACGTTTCCTTGGCACTTGGTATGCTACTACAATACTTGTATTTTGTTCGTTCGGCGCGGCGATAGCCAAAACCAAGATAGCGTGAATTTGCCGCTGATAACCTGATAGGGAGAAGTGTGTCAAAAATCCGTCCCGTTTCGAAAACCGGCGTTTCGCGCAAGGGCGCGTCAGCTGGTTCCGTTGTGCGCCTCAAGGCAGACTGCAAAGCGTATGCATCTGCCGTCGCAAGTTCTCACGCTCAGTATTACGACATCGAAGTGCGTGAGCTCCGTGAGGCGTTTCCAATAATCCGCGCGGATGGCCCGGTTTTGCATGAGGATGCAAACAACCGGACCTACATTCGGGAGGCTGAATCCTCAGCCCTGCCGACATTCCACCACGTTCCAGAGGTTACAAAATCATGATTCAGAACATTGCTCGCTGGCTCACTTCTCTCGCGGAATCTGTCGCCGACCGGAATGGCAAAACCGGCCGCCTCAAGATTTACATGAACCGGACCGAGGTTCCCAAGGGCGCACAGAACATCGCGCTGAACAAGCTGGTTGCCCACCTTGGACAATTCGGCGTTCAGCCTGGCGACGTGCGTGAGGCTATCGCGTCGCTGTTCCCTGAACCGGGAACCGGCGGCAAGGTTCACCTTGTCGTTACGACGCCTTACCGTGTCGAACGGGACCAGCTTGCTAAGCGTGTCGCCGACATTGAGAACACGGGTAAACAGGCAGATTTCTTCTCGACATTCTGTCCCGCTCTCGACACCATTCTGCCGGACTTCGAATACTCCGACACCATTCAGTAACAAGCTTCTCCCTATCAGGTTGGCCCCCTCCCGCACTGGCAGATTTTCCAGTATGGGAGGGGGCATTTTTTTTGTCCCTAAAATTGAAGGCTCGGAAGTGTCCTCGCTTCGCTCGGACCTTTTTTTAACCGGAACTTTCAACGGGAGGAAGTAATGCAACAGACGTGGTATTTCCCATCGCTCGGACTCACAACTTCTAATCGGGAAGTTGTGGAGCAGACGATTAACAATCTGCTCGCTCAGGGCTACAGCGTCAGCAGGTTTACCGACCGCAACAACGTAACGACCGTTACTTGGGAACGGCCTCGCTAACGCTCGCCCGATTTACTAGGAGGAAAAACTCGTGGCCTGCACCATCATCAGAACTTCCAACGGTCGATTCTCTTGGAGGGAATGCATAACGTGTGGTGCATTCATTTGCAGTGACTGCGGTATTCACTGCTATTCCATCACGCATGATAGCAAAACTACTGCTATCTGCCCATACTGCGAAGAAGAAAGGAAGAAAAACTCGTGAGAACTGCTTACATCGTTTTCTGGCGCGATGCTCCCGTTTTCGCTTTCGATACCCGTAAGGAAGCGGAGGAATACATTCAGGGCTGTTGCAAGGTTGACCTTGAACGTGGCGGACGGGGATATTCCCGCGAGGAACTTTACTACAAGCCCGTTGATTTTGTTAACGACTTGGACAAGATGACTCGTGTTCTCAAGATGGAAGAAAAGGAAAACAAGTGACACGAATTGTCATCATCACCGACGACCCGGAAATCGCATCAAGGGGATACTCCATCCAGACAACAATAATGGATGCCTTCTACGAGTTTCGGGCTAACCGTGGTCCAACGGCGTCCGAATACGTCAACAAGCGTTATCCGGAAACTCCGGAATACTCTTGGTTGAACCGGGAGGAAAAGATCAAGCAGGTTAACACTCGTAACCGGCTTGCTACCATCCTTCACTCTGCGGAAATCGAAATCAAATACACGGGAGAATAAGAATGAAACTCCTGCTCACTGCGCTCGCAGTCGTTCTCACGTTTCTTCTTCTCTCCATCTACTTTAACCAACAGGTGGAAAGAATAGTCCCCTGCACAACGGATTCTGACTGCCACGAAAAGAATCCCGGCCTCTGTCGGGAGGATCAACCTTACTGCCTCTAACTCGCGCGCTAAGAAAGGAAACTCGTGCCCAAAACTCTTCAGCTTACTCTCGTCGTTCAGGTTGCAATACCTGATGCGGATCCAATAACTGTTGGGGAAGCCGTCTCCGACGTTATCCTCTCAATCTTCAACAACGGCCCAAAGGTTCAGCAGATTACTCAGGTTCACGCTGAAATTCACAACAACTGATTCGCTTCGCTGATTCGCTTCGCTCATCAGGAGGATAAATGTTTATTGTCATCGGTCCCGTTAAGGGAACCGACTACTCTGACGGTCGTTGTTTCGGTCCTTTCCCCAATTATGAGGCTGCATATGATTGGGCGGCAAAATACTGGAGTTTGTTCGCTATCTTTCCCGTTGAGGAAGCGAAGAATTAATCTTGCGTCTGTTCCTTCCCATCTTTGTTTGGAAGGAACAGAGCGGAGGATTAATGAGTAAAGAAGAATATAAGAGAACGTTTCAAATGATAATCCAAGCTTATGAAGCTGGTATCATTTCGGAACAGGAAGCAAGGGAAATTATCAAAATGCTGAATCGAGCATTCAAGAGGGAGGATTAACTTGACAGGAAAGATTAAGAACTTCTGGCGAAACCGTTGTTTCTTCTCGTGGGAATACAAAACTGCTAACATCGGAATGTTCTCTATCTATTTCGGTTCCCGTTATTCGGATTACGAACGGGGCCGAATAGAAAGGGTTTGGGGTATCCATTGGTATCCCATCTTCATCGGAATTGAACACTACGAGGAGATGGAATAAGGGAGAATTGGGAGAAATAAATGGTTGATCAACTTTTCGATGCTGAGAACATCCAGCTAGTTCTCACACTCGCCGTCTGCGTCTTTGTCTTTGGTATGACCCTCTTTTTCTGGTCAGAATACATTGGAAGGAAATAAGATGTTCGAATTCAAATCACATTGCCCACGTTTCTATTGCAAGGATGGAACTCATCTTTCTGTCCAAGCAAGTAAAACTCATTATTCAACGCCTAGAGACAACGAGGGACCGTATACTCATGTCGAAGTGGGATTTCCCACAGCGGAGCCACCAGAATCCTGGCTGGAATATTCTGATGATGGAGAAATAACCTCATCCATCTTCGCTTGGGTTCCGCTTGAAGTCGTGAACGAATTCATCGAACTGCACGGAGGTGTAGACTTCCTCAAGACTTTCGAAGAGATTCAGAAAAGACTCGTAGAAAATATCAGAAGGATTCCAGAAGATGTTTAACTCAAGAGAACTCGCTGTCACAATCGTCGATATGCTCGGAACTGCTATCGCGCGAATTGAAATTTCGGATAAGGAAACACTGAAGGAAACAATCAAGGGAATCGAAGAATACTTCCGTTATGATGAGGATGAAACTCGGGAATTGAAGGCGGACTTGATCAAGTTCTTAAATCTTCAGCTTAATGAAAGAGAAGATAATGCCTAAGTTCATAGTAATCGTTGACTGTATCGTTGCAGCATCGGATGAAGATGATGCAATGCAGGAAGTTCTTCGACTCCTGAATACAAACTTGCCAGGGGTTAAATGGCGCGCTCTATCAGTAGTCCCTGTCCCTTCTCCCATTAGGCACTCTCGTTACGAGTGCTCACACTGCAAGGGCTCGGGGAATGAACCAAATGCAGGATACACAGAATCTCAATGCACAATTTGTGGGGGAACCGGCATCGCGCGAAAGATGGAAATGAGCAAAGGGAAAACTCCGAAACGAATTCTGGATGTAGTGAGGAAGGAAAGATGATCACAAAAGAAGAAATGCTCAAGAGAATCAAGTGGGTAATCCAGCAATACGAGGAAGGAGCAATTACGTTGGTTGAACTGTATAACTTCATAGTTCACACGGCAGTTAGCTTAACAGATCCTTCACAAGACGATTAAGGAAGAAATTAAATTGGCTTCAAAAGGAACAGGCATAGGGCCGAAAAGTAAGAAAGGTGGAAGCGTAGGATTACGACTTCCCTCTTACACTTTGCTTATTAGGATAGTAAATTACTTTAACAACAAAAACATCGTAACTCCTGAGGGATTACCTGTTAGAGTTGGATTAGGGGATATTGCAGAACTAGCGATTAAGGAACTGGCTGAAAAGCACAAAGTGGAGTAAACACTGCATACATTATTCTGTCCTCTAACTTTATCGGACGATTAACAATAGCGTCCACGAAAGAGGACAGAATAATCAGTGGAGGGTTTAACTCGCTCGGTCGCGTCAAAACGTAAAAATCGAACCCTCTTAGTCGGATTCTACTTGACACTGCTAGTCGGTCATGATAGAATCCTTTCAGTGGGGCAATACCGCCCCTTTACAAAGCCGGACACCCCGGCATCTTAGAAGGACACAGAACAATGAACGAACCCATCGAAATTCCCGCCACCCCCGAAACGTCCACCGAACCAACGCCTGTTGGCACGCTCGTTGTGGGCAAAATCGGCATCCTGAATGTTAAGGATGAAAACGGTAATCCTCTGTATGAGGGTCGGGATATTCCTTACGAGTGGTATAAGATTTCCAACTTCGCAGAACTCTTTGCTGCTGAGGGACACCCGTTGTCGGATGACCAGATTAACTTCCTCGGAGAAGTTTTTCCGGGCGAGGCAGCGGGAAAGGTTATCGCTTCTCTTATCGAACTCTACAACGATAAGAAGGAAACCCTCGCGTATTCCGCTAAGTCCCAGTCCATCCGTAATCAGTATAAGCCTGTTACTGAGGAAGATAAGACCAAGGCATTCGAGCGGGCTGTTAAGGATCTCGTTAAGTCAACCGGGATGGATGAAGTTTCCGTCCGTGCTCTGTTGGCTGGCGCTAAGAAGTAATCGACTCGCTACGCTCGTCGCTTAAATCTAATCGAGATTAAGCGGCTAGCTCGGAAAAGAAAGGGGGTAGAATTGGGGAAATAGTCCCTGATTCTACCCTTTTTGCGTTGATTATGTTAATCTGGTTGGAACGTCTAGGCATGTTTTACGGGCCTTTATCGGTATCATTAGGGTATTCGTAGGCACCTCTGAGGGTGGGGTTTCTACGAATTTCCTAGGGATCTCGTGGATTTCGCAAGGGGGGTATCCCTATCCCCTCGTTTCGACCACACACTCTGCCCCCCTCCTGTCACCTCCAGAGGACAGTCGGTGTGGGGTTGTTTGTATCTCTTTATATATAATATATATATATATAAGAATATATAACAAACCCACCAACAAATAGTGTCACCTAGAGAGGACACCACCCTGCGAGGGGGGTTGACAGGGTGGCCCTCAGCATGGTATACTAGGGGAGGGGGTGCCTATGAGTGAGGCTTCAAATCGGTTTAACTCGTTGACAGAGCAAGGGTTAGGGCTATCGGACGAAACCCTAGAATCCCCGTCTGATACCCTGTCCGATATCCTAAAAGGAACCTACAAACCGCCTAGACGCTTACGGGATGAATTTAATATCTCTGAATTACTTACAGCCCAAGAGGAATTAAGGAAGAAATCCGAGCCGAGATTCAGAGATATTATTTCCAATGAAGGTTGGAGATGCGATTACGAATTTCCTCATAATGGACGTGTTTGTAATTCCTTCAATGGTCATTCTAAAGGTGCCTCCCCACAAGCTAGAACTGTTTGCTGGAAGTGTAAGCGTAAGAGGGAGAATCCTAAAACATTAAATGAGGAAGTTCAGGAGAAACTCAACCAACAGATTGAGGAAGAATTAACCAAGAAAAGAGAACTTCGAATTCAGAAGTTTACTGAATCAATTCCAGTTGAGGAAAATGATGACTATTAAAGGGGAAGTTACCCAAGAAGATATTAAGCGAGGTTGTGCGAGAAGTTCTAGTAACTGTCCAATCACACGTTCATTAGCTAGAAGCTTCGCCGCTGATTCCGACATTTCGGTGGGCACTAGAACAATGGTAATTGAGAGGAAGGTAGAATGCCTCCCGTCAAAGTTCCGTGTCTTTATCCGAAAGTTTGATGATGACCAGCCAGTTAAACCATTCAAATACACATTTACCACCGTTCACGATTACGAATTAAAGGAATTGAAATGACCATCAAGATTACACTCCATTCCAAGAATTCAAAAGGTGACCTTTACATCACCGAGCACATCTATTACAGCTGCTCGAATGAATTCGTCACTGCCTACATCGACGAATTCTTCCACTCGCACGGATTCCCTTACATTGAAATTGAAAGGATTGATTGATGAAATTTTACAAAGCTTTCGCCGTATACTATCCTGGCTGGTTCCGAGACTGCAACGACTCAGCCATCTACTGCGTAAAACAGGGTAAGGATGAGCAAGCCAAGAAATATCTTGAGGAGGCAGACAAATTCTTCAACATTATCAAAGAGAATTGGGATGCAATTCAATTCTTCAGCATCGGTGACAACGCGTTCAAGATAGATTCGGCCCTTCCAGAGGAATTCAGAGGTTACGAATAATGGCTTACAGACTAAGTTATTGGGAGGAGAAAGACCCGATAACACATTACGAACTTAAATCGGTCAGACTCAAGAGTATCGAGGAGGCTTACTCCCTCGCACTTCCGCACAATAGGCCGAAACGTTGCGACCTAGTTCTCTTAGAGAGGGACAGGAATTACAAGGGTAGGAAATGGATTGACGAAAAGACAGTTTGGGCAAGAGGCATGGAAAATCCCAACGACGTTATTAAACGTCCACAAAAGACAAAGAGATGATTCCAACAGAAACGATTGAATTAAAATGTCAGTCGTGTATCGACCGTCAACTTCCTCAGACCAGTGCTCTTGCTGGTCTATGGCAAGGGAATCCGATATGCGATGAATGTTTAAATGCGATTATGGAAAACAAGGATGAGACTCATTTCGAGAATCAGGACAAAATTGACCCTGACTCCTTCGAAGCGAGGAAAGCACGCGCGTTCGAAGTATTAGAAGATTTGGAGAAGATATTTGAAAACTGGCCCCTCACGCGCGAAGAAACCCTCAAATGTCACGACGACTTCTACAACCATCGTCCTCCGGCCATTGTTAATTGCACACTTGCTGAGATTGAGGAAATCTTTAGCAGAAGAAAAGGTATCCTCTACGCAGTTAGACATAAGGATGAAAGGTGGAGTAATGAGATTGACCTTCTCAAGCGAAAGGCTAGGGAGGAAGCTAACTTAACAGGTATTGGTAAGAGTAAGAAGGAAGCAGGGAAGAAATTAGTCCCGACGAATGAAATTAGCGCGCAAGCTGAGGCTAAGATGGCAGCCGCGCTAGGAATTACCGTTGAAGCCTTAAGAGTAATTAAGGCAACAGCGAGGGAAAAGAAGTTCGAGGCCATCGTAGGTCAGACGAAGGACCAGATTAAGGAAGTTCCAACAGTTGTTCGGGAAAGTTCATCCGACATTCTCAAGAAATTACAAGGGCAAGTTAAGAATAAGGAGATTAAGACAGATGGACCCAAACTTAAAATCAATCCTTTCACGGGTAGACCGTATCCTAACCAATGAAAAGGAAGAGGAGCCGAAAATCAAGGTTAAGATGCCAACCGTTCTAAACGATGCAGACTTAATCGAGGACTTGAAGGAAATCGTCAAGGATACTTGGATGCTCCGTTCAATCGGTTATGATGATTTCGTTGGGCAATGCAAGAACTGTTTCGAATATGAGGAGCACCATCCCGGTTGTGTAATCCGGGTAATCGAGGCTTGGCTGGAAGAAGTTAGCTAGAGTTTTTTCAGGTGAAACAGTTCAATCCAATTCCAAGAGTTTTCAGGAGGCGCAACGTGCCCATTTATTACGACGACAACTTCGGTGTTTGGGAAGATATGGACGGTCCGGATGGGGAAGATAACCGGGCATTCTACAAGCAGGTTCAGAAAGAATCTGTGTGGAAACGGTGTAGTAAGTGTAACAGACGGGTAAAACTCCGTCCGAGTTACACCATTTGCAACTCCTGCGCTGATAAGATTGAACGAGGCTGGCAGGAATGAGACCGTGGGCCTGTGATGTATACGAATGTCACTCTGGCGCGCCGGTTCTATTCTTTTTATTCATCCTATTCTGGGTTTTCGTCTTGGTTAGCAAGATAAAGGGTGAATAAAGGAATCGTCCGAACGAAGTGAGGACAGATGACCAGATACGAGATGGAATCAATCTTTATTCTAATCGTAATGGTCATTCTCTTTCTCTATTTAACAGAGCCAATGGGCCAATACTTTGAGGATTACTTTCCATGACTAATAATGATGCGCTCCTGTCACGGGTGCAGCGGTGGCAAGACATGCCATCGTATGCAAGGAATGACCTCTCGACATTTCACCTCATCCGCGATCTCGCCTCTGCTCTCCAGTTAGCCATCTATAACAATGGGCTTTTGCAAGCACGCTGTTTGGAGTTAGAGGCCGCGCACCATGAATGAGGAAAAAGAATTCTCAGTTGTCCAGTTCTTCGAGGACAATAGCTACGAATACGTCAGAACTTTCGTAACCGCACAAGAAGCTGCAAAGGTTGCCGAACATTACATTCATTCGGTAGCCGCTAAACTCGGCATCGTCAAACGGGTAATCGTTACTGATGGCGAGGACTATTGTTGTTTCGATTGGGTTAACGGCAAGGGCGTCGTCTTTCCGCCACAACAGACACTTCACTGACTTTATGAGATTAAAGAATGAAACTAATTATTCTGAATGATTCCGGAAAGAATCAAGTAGTGAGACGAGTTAAACAGATTAACTCCAAGCAAACAAAACTTCAGGTTATTCACGCTAAGGGAGTCTTAGAAGTAAGTAAGAAGGACACCAAGACAATTATCATTCAACTTAACAGCTTCTACAACTAAATGAGATTAAAGAATGAGATTTCAAGCAAGAGACCCTCGAAGGGAAAAACTGGCAGCCGGAGTTAAGCACCAGATTAAGAACAAGATTCGTTCCCTAGCACTTAGACACGATTGCTCAATGTCCTTTGTTACCAACACGTTACTCGCACAAGTTCTCAATGTGCCAATTCACGAGGCTTACAATGAACCTTCAGATGTTACTCGAAAGTTTAAGAACGGAAAGAGATAATCTGGACTCGGCAATCAATCTCATCGAGTCGAGGATGACAATCAGGAGTAAGGCGAAAAAGGCTAAGGAGATTATTGAGACAGTCGGAGTGAAGCGACAAGTTCACTGGTCGAAGAAGCCAGGAGTTGACCAGAAGAAACTAGCCAAATGGAAGAAGTTGATGGCTAAGCAGGCAAAACTGGCGCGATCGAGCAAAAATTCAAAAAGTTAACAGATGATTAGACAACACGAAGCTCTAGAGTTAGGGAATAAGCTACTTCGAGAGCACAACATTTCCGAATGGAAGATAGAATTCAACAAGAGTCCAACGAAACTTGGACAGTGTTGGTATCAGAACAAGATTATCGCCATTAGCACGGTCATGTTGAACTCAACAAACGAACAACAGTTCGTTGATACCATGTTGCATGAGATAGCCCACGCATTAGTGGGTCCAAACCATGCACATGACGACGTATGGAAAGCCAAAGCAAAGGAAATCGGATGCACAGCAAGTGTAACCGGTCTAATGTTTCGGAACGAGAGTAGGGCAGTGAGTCCAGCCGAACAAAAGGAACGAGTTCACATTCCACCACTCACAAAGAAGTGTCCAACTTGTGGAAAGACTGCTATTGAAACAAGTAGGGCCAACTTTGGTGACAAAACGTATCTAAAGTTGGAATGTGGACACCTGATTGCACAGGATAAACTGGTAGGAGTAGCCGGGTTTAATGACTGGACCTCCAAATCAGGTAAGAAACTGTTCAAATATCAGGTTGAAGGGGCTGAGTTTATCCGGCGCGCTAACGGTCGTTGCCTCATCGCAGACGAACCGGGATTAGGGAAAACGGCTCAGGCTTGTTCCTTCCTGAATTATTGGGGCGACCTAGCATTTCCTTGCGGTTGGATTACCAAGAAAACTCTGACAATGCAAGCATTGAAGGAGAATATGGACTGGCTAGGGATTGAAAAGGTTGGACTCCCCCAGATTATCCGCCATTCCAAGTTCTTCCCCCTGCCGAATACCAAACTGTTCATCATTTCTATGGATCTCCTCCGTAGAATCCCTCAAGAAAAACTCGATGCTCTCGGGCTGAACTCGATTATCTTCGACGAGGTTCAGCACATTAAGAATCCGGACTCAACGAGAACGCAGGAAGTTCGGAAACTCGTGAACAGCGTCAAGTTCTTTATCGGATTGTCTGGAACTCCGTGGAAGAACAGAGCAAGCGAATACTTCTCAGTCCTGAATATGCTGATGCCTGAGAGGTTCCCCTCTTACAAACACTTTCAGAACAGGTGGGTAAACTTTAATTATGACTCAGCCTCCGGCAAATGGAAAGAAGGGGGAATCCGGAATATTGCTCAGTTTCGAGAATTCACCAAAGACTTCGTAATCCGACGTATGAGGGATGACGTTCTTCCCGACCTACCGAAGATCAATCGTCAGGTTAGATACGTTGAACTGGAAGATATTTACGGAGAAGCATACGAAAAGGCTGAAGGAAAAGTAGCAGCCGTTCTGAAGGATCTAGTTCTCAGCGGTGGAACAACGAATACTGCTGGAATGGCCGCTGAAATGATGAAGCTGAAGCATATTACCGGCCTTGCTAAGGTAGATGCTCAGGTTGAGGATGCCATTGAGTTCCTAGAAGATACTGAGGACTGGCAGAAGTTGACAATCTTCCATCATCACATCGATGTGGGAGACGATTTAGAGAATAAGCTGAATACCTGGCTACTCTCTCAAGGGTTAAATCCAGCTTTAAGGTTAAAGGGTGGAGAAGATCCTGACAGCCGGTCGAAAAAGGAAGAAGCATTTAAGACTGACGTGAAGAATCGTCTGCTGATTGCTAGCACGTTAGCGTCAGGAGAAGGATTAAACTTCCAGTTCTGTCAGAATGCTTCGATGATGGAACGTCAGTGGAATGCTGCAAATGAGGAACAGGCTGAATTACGTTTCTCCCGTCCTTTGTTCTTCAATGATTTACCTCCCTACCTCCAAGAAGCACTGTTCGAGAAAGATGGGACACCCAAGAAAGTTTCAATTCGAGTTCCCTACATGATTTGTGCAGGGACAATTGATGAGTTGTTAACTAACATTGTTGAAAGTAAGAGAGTTAACTTCCGAAGGGGAATGAATCCCGGTGAGGAAGAACTTCAATTCAGTGAATCAGATATGATTAAGGAACTTGCAGAAGCTATCCTGAGGAAGCGATACGGGAATAAGGCTGCAACAGCTTAAAGGATTAAAGTATGATGCCCTGTATAGGTTGTCCCTCCATTGTAGCATGTGTAATGTTGGAAACCTGTAGGAAAGAGAAGAAGGAAGAAGATAGGCTCGAATTCTCGGATGATTTCAAGCCAAATGTGATGCTCATAGAGCGCGCTGAAGTGGAAGCTCTTAACAGATTCTTCTTCGACATCGGTTACATCAGCCCGGAGTTTCATCCGGAAGTTATTAAGTTAGCGAGAAGGGTCGAGGATTTCTTGAAATGACTGTTAAAGAATTGATTGAGAAGTTGCAAGCGTGTGAACCTGACCTTGAAGTCTACGTTTTCGACAGCGAAGATATGAATTTCTACAAGGTTAAAGAAGTTGATATTGTTGCAGATGAGGATGAAACCTTTTCTGTGGAGTTGAGGGGATGAGGATTTCGTTCACAGGAAGTCAGGCCGGGATGACTAAGTTTCAGCAGGAAGGTTTCCTCCTAATGTTAAATGAGTTGTCCGTAACGGAATTAGTTCACGGAGACTGCGTAGGAAGCGATGCTGAGGCAAACTTCCTAGCGATTTCAAATGGAGTTAAAATCTTTCACCTGTTTCCTTCCGATTTAGGAGGCAAACGCGCGTTCTGTTTCGGCGGCAGTTCTAGGCATGAGGTAGTAACTTACAACTGGAACGACTGCATAGTTACTATCGAGAGGCCAGAGAAACCGCTGGATAGGAATAAGAAGATAGTTGATCAATCCGACGTTCTAATTGCAACGCCCAAGGAACATTCTCATACCTTGAGAAGCGGAACCTGGGCCACGATTAGATACGCTTGGAGGAAAAAGAAAAAGGTCGTTGTAATTCCACCCATTGTGCGAGATGAACCGGTTCCTGACGAGGACAAAGAATAATGCCATACGATCCCACACTTAAGGCAGTTTACAAGCATTCACCAGTTAACGATATCCAATTCAATAAGGATATCAAGTATTCGATTTCTGAAGATGGCATCGTGATTATCAATGTTGCCGAAGGCGATATTGAGGATGAGGTTAAAGTTCCTGCCTTCCTGATATTCGAAATCGGTAAGATGCTCAACCTGACTCAGAAAAAGAAAATGTTGGTTAAGCGGGAGATTAAGCATAAGGACGAAGATAATGGATGAAGATTTAACGGACAGGAAGAAGGCGTGTGCCCGCGTGATTATGCAAAACGCGGACGACTCAGCGGCCTATCTCTCAGTCGCTTGCACATGCGGAATGTGTCGCATCCAAGGAGCACAGCAAATGACTGACACAGCCGAGTCGAAACCAAAGTGGTTAAATCTTACGTTCGATTCTCAAATCTTTAGTTCCTTCATGGCCTGCCCCCGTGAGATGAACTATAAGTTCAATCAGCATCTTGTTCCCATTGGTGGCGTCAGTAAGGGAATCGAAAAAGGGACGTTAGCTCACGTTGGACTACAAGTTTACTACGAGGGGATGAAGGAAGGAATCGACTACAGTATTAGAAAACTGATGGGAATCAACGCAATTAAGGAGAGAGCACCGACGATGGACCGGCTGGAAGGTGAGGATATCGTAGACATTATCAATACTTTCGAAGAATACTGCGAGTTCAGGAAGAATGATATCTTCCAAGTCGTTTTCACCGAGAAAGTATTCAAGCTTATCGTCTATGAGGAATTCCCTCTCCGAGTAATTATCACCGGACGAATTGACCTTGGAATCAACGAGCCACAGTTTGAAGGTATAACTCCCATTGACCATAAATCTGAGAGTGAACACTGGTTCTACTCATCGTTGAGCAATCAGTTCAAGTTCTATGCAATAGCCTGTAATTCGAATAGGTTAATCGTTAATCGGTTCGGATTCCAAAAGACGGTTAAGGCAGACAAGAAATTCAAACGGGATGAACTATCCTTTGAGGCAGATGTTATCGAAGAATTCAAGCAGGAAGTTATTCCCTACTACGCGCGTGCGATGATCGTTGCGATGAATGAGAACTATTTCCCACCGAATTACACGAATTGTATCAAGGGACACTTTGCCTGCATCTTCTCCGATAAATACTCTGGAGGAATATGCACCATCGATCGTTCGTTAAGACAGCCTAAGTTGAACACTTACTTTCAGATTAAGGAATGGGACCCGTCTTTCGATGAGACGAAGCCCAATGGATAAAATTTATGAAGAAGAATAGTCACGTTCACAGATACAAGAGAGTCAACCTAGCAAGATACGGTGAATTCCTCGTGTATAAATGCACTAAGCCCAACTGTTCCCACTACATGCGAACGGATTTAATCGAAGGAAAGGCTGCAGAATGCCCACGTTGTGGTGATTCCTTTACCTTCGATCTTGAGCATCTGAAAATAGTTGAACCGCACTGCAATAACTGTAAGGTCAACAAGGAGGTTAGCGCGTGAAAATCTATATTGCAACTGCGTTCACGAACGTCGAACGGTATCACGAGGTTAAGGATAAACTCGAACAGTTAGGCCACGAAATTACTTTCGACTGGACAGAGAGTAAGGTTGCTGATAGAAAGGCTGCTACTGACGATGTTCGTGGGGTAGCTGATGCAAACATCGTCATTGGAATCTTTGAGGAGGAATACGTTTACAAGGGTGCCATCTTTGAACTTGGCTTCGCTTACGCATTAGCGATACCCATCTTCATCCTCGGTTCTTGGTTGGATTCAATGGTATTCATGCACTTAGCCCACATTCACAAATTCTCTAATCTTGAGGATTTAATCGCTGCCTTTGAAGAAGGAGAAGTAATTGAAGGGGGAAAGAAATAGTGCCTCAATCTGCAGACAACTTCAAAGATGACAAGGGACTATCAATTATGTCCCGAGGAACTTCAGGCTCAGGAAAAACAACGGCATCCTGTGGTAAAGAATTCAGACCCGTTTACGTATTCGATACTGACCAGCGTATGGCATCAGTAATCAATTACTATCGTAAACTTGACGGACATTGCAAAGATGTTTATTACGACTCGTTTGCGATGGGACAGGATTTTAAAGAACTCGACCAGCAAATGGACCGTATCATGGCGCGGCCGGAATACAAAACTGTTGTATTCGCCACTCTCACGTCTTACGTCCACATTGTGTTAGCCCACGTTCTGAAGTTTAAATCTGGGAAACAGAAAGGGAAGTCAATCGCAGGAATTCAGGTAACAGATATCGAGGATTATTCGGCTGAGGACGCCGCCATCATCTTCGAACTCTGTGGATTCCTCAAGAACTTGCAAAGTCAGGGAGTTAATGTTATCCTTGAGGCTCACCTGACACCGATTGAATACCGTCAACTGGACGGGACAACTAGAACTGTCCTTGAAACTCTGGTGAAGGGAAAGAAAGGTCCAGCAAGTATACCAGGATACTTCGATGAAGTTTACTACTTCCAGAAGAAGTATGAAGGGGTAATCATTGGACAACAGAAAGTAAGTTATATTATGTCGCCAGTAGGGGACTCCTACGTCGAGGCAAAGACGAGTAGGAACATCGTCCCGATAGAATGGACGAACAAGGACTTCTCAGTCGAGTTCATGAAACAGATTAGGAAGTAAATTATGGCCTGTGATTGTGTCGTTAAGAATCGTGAAGAAGGTGAATCCCAACGTGAATGGTTCAAACGTTGGATGTGCATGTATCATTGGATGCAGTCTGACTACTATCAGGCTAAGCTAGAACATGAGTGGGAATTCTACGCGAACGGTTCATTCTGCAAACGATGTGGAGCAGCAATTGGAAGTGGAATTCCCTGTAAATGATTAGGAAATAAAAGATGAGTTCAGAATTTATTGATGCCGAATTTACCGTTGTTGAATTGCCAGAGAATTACAAGAAGTTAGACAGGATTCTATGGCGCGATGCAGACTACAACTTTATCCCGGTGACAGAATTGGACGACACCCACTTGAGAAACATCGCCCTAGTCTTAATGGACATGGGATATGTTAAGTGGTCAGCCCCTGATTCTTTACGTATCGCTTGGCTATCCGTTCTGAAAATGGAATGGCACCGGCGACAGTATAAGAAGAAGGGATTGAAACTGAAGTCCAAGGATGTTGTAGGGATGAAAGAAATTGAAATGCGGTAGCCCGTAGAATGTGACTACGGAGATGAACAAACGAACCAACGAACGAAAAACAGAAAAGAGAGAAAAAACAAAATGGCTATCAACATTACGTCGCGCGATGCTCGTGGTTCCATCATCCTCCCCGCAGGTTGGTATATTATTGAGGTTGACTCAATGACTACTGCTCCTGCCAAGACGGATGGTAGCACCAACTACAACTACAAGCTTCGCGTTCTTGGTGACGTGAAGGGCAGCGATGAATTCGCTGATGTTCCCGTTAAGCAGTTCCTTATCAATGAAAAGGGACTGTTTGCTTCTGGCGTAGCTTTCTTTGCTGCTATCGACCCTGATGTTAAGGCAGCAGTTGAGGCTTTGAAGAAGGATAGAAAGGCACCGGCCCTGCCTATCGACGAGAACGCCCCTGTTGGGAAACAGATGAAGGCTAAGATTCAGCCGTCAACGTATGAGGGACGGACTTCCAACGAAGCGGTGGATTTTCTCCCACTGTAATTAGTTAGTGTGCTCGCTCGATCTTGTATGTAGTTACGAGGTCTGCCATACTTTCTTCTCTCCTACCCATCTTAAAAAATGGGGCGCGCTAGGACGGTTGAGTTAAAAGTTGGGATACTCTTGGCCCCAACGAGCGACTTTTTAAGGAAGGAAAAGATGATGCCGTTCACAAAGGAAAACGCGAAGGAAATTGGTAGCCGGGGCGGGGTGGCAACGCGCGAGAACGGCACATTTAGAAAGTTTACCCCTGAGCAGGCAAGAGTGGCAGCAATAAGGGCTAACGAGTCCAAAAGGTTTAAGTCAAAGGGAATTAAGAGATACGACCAGAAGGGTAAGTTGACCCCGCCTAACGAATACGATAGGATAAAAGCTGAGGAAAAGAAAAATGATAGATAAACCTTACGCGTATCACAAGCCAAGTCCTAAAGGGTTGGACAAGATTAACAAGCTTCGTGAACACTTCTCTGAGGGCGAGAGATTAATCCGTGAACTCTGCGTTGACTTCGACGGACGTCCTACCCGTCAACAGTCTATTGCGCTCACCAACAATGAACAGACTGCGATGTGGGCAATCAAAGCAGTAGTGTTCAACGACCCGGATTCTGTAGTCGAGACTCCTGAAGGCAACTAACGAGTTTAATCCTACCAAACATTATCGCCAGTGACTTATGCTGTTAGTCAATCCGGGTGACGCTAGAATAACGAGCCGCCTTGTAGATATTCTTTGCCGCGTTAGATGCATCCAGAGAATATAAAGGCACGAGCATACATTGGCACTATGATGTGAGGTAGGATTAGGGAAGGGAATTAGCTGCACCGTTTACGGTTAGTGGCGTTCCCTTCCCATTTTCTGAGAGGGAGGAAATGAAAAAAGTAGAGGGCTACGGCCCGAATTCTCCAGACCTATTGATATGCGGAATCGCGCCGGGTGCGGAAGAAGTTATCGTAGGTAAACCTTTTGTTGGCCCCTCCGGTCATCTTCTCAAGGAAGATTTGAGGGATGCAGGAATCAGCATCGAATCTTGCTATCGGACGAATGTTTTTAAATATCAACTTCCGAACAATGAATTCGCCCGCTACCAAGAAATGGGCTTATCCCTTGAACCTGCTCTTGAGGAATTACAAGAGGAGATTGAAGCGATAAACCCTAATTGCATACTAGGATTAGGTGATCCCGTCCTCTATGCTTTAACCGGCAAACGGGGAAAGAAGAACGGAATAAGTGAATGGAGGGGATCGATAATCCCATCGTTAGGAAGATGGAAATCCGTCTTTACGTGGCATCCAGCAGCAGAATTACATGGCAGTGGCGAAGGAACCTTTAGGGCGTGGCAAAAGTATGTCAGAAAGTTTGATGTTAAGAGAGCCGTCACTGAGAGTGAAACTACAGGCTTCGACCTTCCTAATAGATTTCTCCACATCGCTTCAGATTCTTCGTCTCTGCTCAAGTATCTGGACAGAAATAAAGGACGAGAATATTGTGCAGTCGATATTGAATCAATCGAACACATACCCGTCTGCATCGGACTCTCATTCCATCCCTCAGAAGCCATTTCGATTCCACTCTGGAATACGCTTAACATCTCTGCTGAGTTTTCAAATAAACCTAAGAAGGACTACGGCTACACTCTACAGGTTAGCACAATTCCGGACTCCGATTTAGCCTTCATCTGGCAGATTCTTTCCCGATTCTTCCTCGACCGTTCGATTAAGTTCATCGGACAGAACTTCAAATATGACGAAGATAAACTTAACCGTTTGGGCTTCTACTTCCATAGCCTTTACATGGATACCCTTATCTCAGGGCAGTCCATCAGTTCCGAACTCCCCAAATCCCTCGGATTCCAAACCAGTATTTACACCAGAGAACCGTATTATAAAGACGAGGGAAGGGACTACTCGCCCGGAAAGGATAATATCAGAGATTTACTTCTTTATAACTGTAAGGATGCAGCTTGCACTCTTGAGATTTTTCTGGCACATTTGGAGGAACTCGCCCAGATTCCTCACTCGCTTGAGGCAGTCATAAACTTCCGGTCCAAACTTCACAAGGCTTATCATCGGGTTGAGTCTATTGGATTTAAAACGGACGACGTTAAACGTCAACAGCTTATCGAGAAATACGTCAAGAGACTGGTCGAACTGGAAAAAGAATTCAGGTCGATTACGTTGAATTACACTGAGGATTTGATAAATATTGCAAGTCCGGTTAGAATCGCTAAGCTATTGTATGAGGATATGGGAATAGCGAAGCGAGCCGGAACTGGAGAGGAAATTCTGACCGCGCTAATGGCTAACACAGTTAAGGATAAGGGTAAACTTCGCGCGCTAGACATTATCCTAGAGCATCGTAAAGTTGACAAAACATTGGGGACATACCTTGCAGCAGAAAATGACTATGACGGAAGAATGCGCACAAGCTATTTCATTACTGGAACAGAATCTTTTAGAACTTCAACACAAGTTGTTAAATCTCCACTCAGGAATAAGGAAATCGGGTGGGCCTTACAAACCGTTACCAAGCACGGAGATACAGGCAACGACCTCAGAAGTATTCTTGTTGCTGATGATGGTTATGTATTTATTAACATTGATCAATCCCAAGCAGAAGCAAGAGTATGCTCATTACTTGCAGACGATGAAGAAACGCTTAGACTCTACGATACTAACGATATCCACGCACTCACGGCGTCGAAAGTATTCGGTGGGAAAGAAGAAGATTACTCGAAAAAGGTAATAGGGTATGAGAAGCCTGAGAGATTTTGTGGGAAAACGGCGCGCCACGCATACCATCTCGGGATTAAGAAACGCGCGTTGATGATTAACATGAATACCGACGCGCGAAAGTATAAGATTCCACTGAATATCTCGGAGTGGAAAGCCGGGGAAATTCTTAAAGCATTAGAGGCGATGACGCCTAAGATTCAGACCGTATTCCAAAAGGGAATTAGAGACTGTATTCAACAGAATAGACGATTACATGGAACATACGGCGCATCCTTCTATTTGTATGAGGAATGGGGCGACGACCTTTTCAAAGCTGCCTATTCAAGGATTCCTCAACAGACAGTAACAGATAAGACCAAGATGGTAATGTTGTGGGCACAGAAGGAAATATGGGATTGTCCCGTAGTTGGTGAGTCTCACGACGCACTTTTATTCCTTTGCCCGGAGCGCAAAGTATTCGACTACGTTCCAAGGATTCAGGCGGAATTCTCTAGTCCTATCGACTTCTCCACTT